GATGGAAGTACAGGTTTTGTTGGTAAATTAGATGAATTTGCAGTGTGGGATAAAGAATTAACAGCTGATCAAATTAAATTTGATATTTATGGAGCTTCAGCAACAGCTAATAAATCAGCTGATTTTATTAATAATCCAAATCTACCTGATCCGGTAGTTTGGTACAGAATGGGAGATTAATTATGAGCACAGAGTTTTATAATACGCAGTGGCATATGCCAAATGAGGCTAATAAAAATAAACGAGCTAATCATAGTTTACAGGCAAATACAAGTTCAGGAGAAAAAGTAGAAGTAACAAATCTACCTTTTTCAGATTCTCAAAGTTGGACAATTAGTTTTTGGGTAAAACCTACAACTATCACAGCTGCAGCTTTAACTTTTGGTGGTTCTGAATTATATTCTGGAGCTGGTGGATTTATTCTTTACCTTAATAATCCAGGAATAATACAATTTTATAGTAACCCAAATAGAACGTATTTTGCTTTTCAAACTGGTAGTAATGTTGTTTCAGTTGATACTTGGCACCATGTTATTTTTAAATATAATTATGGAGTTGATTATAGAATATATGTAGATGGTATTTTACAAGCGGTAAGTACAGGTAATGGAGGTAGTGATTTATCATATCAATGGCCTACGCAAGACTTTGGTTTATTTGAATCAGCTTCGCCAAGTTACGCAGGTTACAGATTAAGAGGAGCTTTGTCTGATTGGTGTTTTTTTAACTATGCTCTTTCAGATACTGCTACTACTGTTGGAGATACAGCAACTGGCCAAATAGCTCAACTCTACGGTAATGGTTCATCGTTATCTAACCCAATGGATTTATTTCCTACTCCTAAAGTGTATTATAAACTATCTGATTCTGTATGGGATGGTTCTAAGTATATAACGTCAAATAATGCTGTACAAGATTATGTTTTTGATAATACAAATAATACTAGAATATTAACACCTATAAGCGTTAGTGACTTAACTAATTGTACACAAGCAGTTTGGTTTAAAACAAGTACTAATGCACAGTCAAATAAATATTTATTTTTTTGCGGGCCTTATAGCACTTTTTCTATAAGTTTACAAGGCACAGATACTGTAAGAGGTGACATTATAGTTAATCCTGCAACTTCAGGTGCAAGCCCAAGTGTTACTTTTAGTTATGCAGACGGAAAATGGCATCATTATATTTTAAATTTTGATGGTTCTGGTGTTAGTATGTACATAGATGGTGTTTTGGTAGCTCGACAAGCAAGATCTGGAACTTTAAGAAATGGAACTACATTTACAGCTATAGGAAATGTGTCAGGACTTAATTCTAATGCAGGAGCAATTGGAGAGTTTTCAAATTTTATAGCATACGAACATACTCTTACAGATGGTGGTGTTTCAGTAGGTGATGCAGCTGGTGGAGAAATAGCTACTCTCTACAATAATGGCTCACCAACAAAAACTTTAGCTGATATACCTCAAAACTCTAATCTAAAAGCTTGGTATAAACTCAATGCAAGTGAGATTTATAATAGTTCAAGTACAGAGTGGAATGTAGATAATAGTGCTAATCCTTCAAATTACAGTGGTTCTGTTTATTTTAATGGCACTTTTACTGGCGGTTGGACTTCACAAGTTTTACTACCTAGCAATTTTACATTTAGTTTTTGGATTAAAACTACTTACACAGGAAGTACATATACATCATTTTTAGAATCCGCTTTTTCAATACCAGCTAACGAAGGATATGATGTATTTAGATACAACAACATGGCAAGCGGAAGATGGAGGTTAAACACTAATGTTAGTGGACTAACTAATGTGCCAGTAACACCTGTGATAAACGATGGAAAATGGCACAATATAATAGTAAATTATAATCCTACTACGACTACTATGACTGTATATACAGATAATCAACAATCATATTCAAGTAGTAGTTGGGATATAGGTGATAATCAACAAAACATAACGCGTTTGGGTAAAGCTTTTGATGGAAATGGAGCTGCTTTTACTGATACTAACTTATCTAATTTAGCTGTTTGGACGGGTGATTTAACAACTTCTCAACGCGCGGAGCTTTTTAATAATGGTACGCCAAGTGTTTTAACGACGCATTCTAATTATTCTAACTTAAATCATTGGTGGACAATGCAAGACAAAACTGGAGGTTTCCAAGATGTAGTAGGTTCTTCTATAAATGTTTCGTTACCAAGCGCTGTTATAGAAACTGGTTTTGTAAATGCATTAGCTAGTAATAGTGCAGGAATGAATCAATCGAATCTTGTTCAAAGTGATTTACAAACAGTTGCACCTTATAGTAAATACGCTATGAATTTTGATGGAAATGACTATATAGATTGCGGGAATGATAGTAGTTTAAAAATAACTTCAAATTTTTCTGTTTCTGCTTGGGTGAAATCAAGTGATCAATTGAGTTTTGGTGTAGCAGTTGGAAATAATAGTGTTTTTAGTTTGCAAATGAGCGACAGTCTAAACCAATTTAGGTTTAACGTATTTTCAGGTGGATGGGTAGCAGCTACTTATGCTTTAAATCCAATAGATGACGGTAAATGGCACCACGTTGTAGGAACTCATGATGGTTCAACAATTAAAATTTATGTTGACAATGTAAAAGGTACTGATGCATCTGCTGGAGCAGTAGGTTCTAATACACAACCTTTTTTGATTGGTTATCTACCTGGAAACGCAGGGTTGTATTTTAATGGACAAATTTCTAACGTATCTTACTGGAGCACTGCTTTAACACAAACGCAAGTAGCAGAACTTTATAACGAAGGCATTCCTAGTAATTTAAATTCTCACTCTGCATATTCTAACCTTGTTTCTTGGTGGCAGCTAGGTGAAGGAGTTTCTTATGATGGTACCTATCTTATTGCTCAAGATTATAAAGGAAACAACCACGGAACATCTAATTCTAGCATGGATCAAACAGATATAGTCAATGGTGTAGGAACTTATTTAAATGGAGCTAGCAGTGGTTTCAGTGCTCCTAGTGCTACTGTAACAAATATTGTGAATAACGCTCCTTACTCTGATAAAAATGCTATAAGTCTCAATATGCAATCTGCCAAATCTGATAGTGGTATAAGTAGTAGCACACCTCAAGCAACGTAAAAACTACTTAAAACAAGTAAATATATAAATAAGAAATATAATTAATTAAATCTAATCAAATGAAAATCAAAGAAGAAGAGTTGAAAACTATTCAAGAGCAACAAACTAAGCTTAATGAATTAGTTCATAACATAGGGTTATTAGAAAGCCAAAAACATGGATTACTTCATGATATAGCTGGTGTTAATAAAGATATTGAGGAATATAAATCTGTATTAGAAAAAGAATACGGAGCTATTAATATCAACGTTGAAGATGGTACTTATACTAAGATAGAAGAAGATGTCGAAGGTGATAAGAAAGATTAGTATAGGTTCTGACTATAAAAATGATGCAATGCATTATTCAACTGGTCAAGAAGTATATGGTGGACACATTATTAGTGATATTCTTTTTGAAGACAAGGATCAGTCATATAATATTTATATAACTAAAAACAACGAAGTTTTACCTTGGAAAAAGTTTAACTCTAATATGTCAATATCTGTAGAGTACGATCTTAAGTATTGATGAAAAGCTTATATAGATTTATTGTTAAACCAAGTAATGATAGGTATGACAATGTACGACAAATTGATGGTAATAACCTTATTATCAATACTAGCATTGAAAATCATAGGTTTGTTAGCAAAAAAGCTGTAGTAGTTGCTACTCCTGCAGCTTATACTACTGAAATAAATGTAGGAGACGAGCTTTACGTACATCATAACATATTTAGAAGATATTATGATATGAAAGGTGTAGAAAAAAATTCATCAACTTATTTTAAAGATGACTTGTATTTTATATCACCTGAGCAAATATATATGTATAATTTAAAACCACATTTAGATTATTGCTTTGTAAAACCGCTTAAAAACCAAAATTCATTAGAGAACAGGAAAGAGCAACCTAACGTTGGAATACTAAAATATTCTAATAGTTCGTTAGAAGCTCTTAAAATAACACCTGGGACACTTGTAACGTTCACACCATACTCAGAGTTTGAGTTTATTATAGAAGGTGAACGACTTTATTGTATGAAATCAAATGATATAGCTTTAACTCATGAATACCAAGGAAACGAAAAAGAAAATAATCCAAGCTGGGCAAAAAGCAGTTGAAGAACTAATTAAAGTAGCTAAAGAAAAAATAGTAGACTCAGATGATGATGTAAGTGCTGATAGACTTAAAAATGCAGCTGCTACTAAGAAATTAGCTATATTTGATGCTTTTGAAATATTACAACGTATTGAAGAAGAAGAAAACGTTTTAAAAGGCATTGATAAACCAAAAGAAGTTAAGTCATTTAAAGGCTTTGCAGAAGGGAGAAGTAAGTGAGTTACGAGCAAACACTTTGGAAAGAAATTAAGGACGTTGTAAATCCTAAGATATTAGCTAAAAACAACAGGTTTAAAAAATGGGATTATGGTTATAATTCTGATTATGATTTTATAGTAATAAGTAAAACAGGTAAAATTGGACAAATCATTGAAATACAAAATCTCAGGATTGCTTTACCAGCAACAAATGAACCGTATAAACGAAGCAAAAATAAATCGGAGCAATATTGGCAAAGATTTGAATACCCAAAAGAACTACAAAGAATAAAGACTAGGTTTGATTGGGAAGAATATTCAGTTGATTTTAAAGAAAAATGGTACGAATACATAGATGAAGAATTTACTAGACGAGAAGAAGGATTTTGGTTTTGTAATAATGGTGTTGATACTTACATTACTGGCACTCATTACATGTACTTGCAGTGGTCAAAGATTGACGTTGGAGCACCAGACTATAGAGAAGCAAACAGACTCTTCTTTATATTTTGGGAAGCATGCAAAGCAGATGACAGATGCTACGGTATGTGCTACCTCAAAAACAGACGATCTGGATTCTCTTTTATGTCAAGCGCAGAACTTGTTAACCAAGCTACAATATCTTCCGATTCTAGATACGGTATACTCTCCAAGTCTGGTGCCGATGCCAAAAAAATGTTCACAGATAAAGTTGTCCCAATATCAGTCAACTACCCGTTTTTCTTTAAACCTATTCAAGACGGTATGGACCGGCCGAAAACTGAGTTGGCATATAGAGTTCCAGCCTCAAAGCTTACTAGAAGAAAGCTCCAAGAAAATATTAAAGAATTAGAACTAGAAGGATTAGACACAACTATTGATTGGAAAAACACTGGTGATAACTCATACGATGGTGAAAAGCTAAAGTTGTTAGCTCACGATGAAAGTGGTAAATGGGAGAGACCTGACAATATATTAAACAACTGGAGAGTTACAAAAACTACATTACGTCTAGGATCAAGAGTTGTAGGTAAATGTATGATGGGCTCAACATCAAATGCTTTAGATAAAGGTGGAGACAATTTCAAAAAATTATACTACGCTTCTGACGTTACTAAAAGAAATAGAAACGGACAAACATCTTCTGGGCTCTATAGCTTGTTCATTCCTATGGAATGGAACTACGAAGGATTCATCGATACTTATGGATTACCTGTATTCATTAGAAACAAAGCTACAGTCAAAGGAGTTGATGGCTACGAAATTACAACAGGAGTTATTGAGCACTGGGAAAACGAAGTTGAAGGTTTAAAGGAAGATCCTGATAGTTTAAATGAATACTACAGGCAATTTCCAAGAACAGAGCAACATGCTTTTAGAGATGAAACAAAAGATAGTTTATTTAATTTAACTAAAATTTATGAACAAATAGATTTTAATGCAGAATTAAATAATAGTGCAGCTGTTACAACTGGTAGTTTCCAATGGCAAAATGGAGTTAAAGATACTAAAGTTATATTTTCTCCAAATAAGGATGGTAGGTTTAAAATAAGTTGGGTACCACCAGTTAATCTACAAAACTTAATGTTTATTAAAAACGGTGTTAAACATCCTGCTAACGAGCATATTGGTGCTTTTGGTTTAGATAGTTATGACATATCAGGCACTGTAGATGGTAAAGGTTCTAATGGAGCATTACACGGCTTGACTAAGTTTTCTATGGAAGATGCACCGCCTAACCATTTCTTTTTAGAATATATATCAAGGCCACAAACAGCTGAGATATTTTTTGAAGATGTACTTATGGCAATGGTGTTTTATGGCATGCCTATACTTGCTGAAAATAATAAACCTAGATTTTTATACTATTTAAAACGAAGAGGTTACAGAGCTTATTCAATGAATAGGCCTGACAAAATATGGAATAAGTTATCACCAACAGAAAAAGAAATAGGCGGTATACCAAACACAAGTGAAGATATTAAACAAGCACATGCAGCTGCTATAGAGTCTTATATAGAAACTTATGTAGGATTAAAAGAAACTGGTTATGGTGATATGTATCATCAAGCTACTTTAGAAGATTGGGCTAAGTTTAACATTAATAACAGGACTAAGCATGATGCTTCTATTAGCTCTGGTTTAGCTATAATGGCTTGCAATAAAAACAAATATACTCCAGTAGCAAAAAGATTAAAAAAACATGTTGATTTAGGCATAAAAAGATATGATAATACAGGTTATGTTTCAAAAATAAAGTAAATGAATATAATTCCAAATGCAAACACTACAAGTTCTTTTCCTAGCCAGGTAGTACCTGATGCGGAAAAAGCCACATATGATTATGGTTTACGTGTTGCTAGAGCTATTGAAGACGAGTGGTTTAGAAATGACAGAGGTCGTTACGATAGGTTTAACACTAATTACAATAACTTCCATAGATTAAGATTATATGCTAGAGGTGAACAGTCTGTGCAAAAGTACAAAGATGAACTATCTATTAATGGTGACTTAAGTTACTTAAACCTTGATTGGAAACCTATACCTGTTATACCTAAGTTCGTAGATATAGTTGTAAACGGTATGTCTCAAAGAACTTATGATATAAAAGCATTTGCTCAAGATCCTGAGTCTATAATGAAAAGAACTGCTTACGCTGAAGCTCTTCAAAGAGATATGATGCAAAAAGATCTTATAAATCAAATAAAGCAAGTAACAGGTCTTGATGTTTCTAAATCACAAGGTAAAGGTTTAGAGATGGAAAGTGAAGAAGATTTACAGTTGCATATGCAAATGGATTATAAAGAGTCTATAGAAGTAGCTGAAGAAGAAGTTATAAATCAAGTGTTAGACTATAATAGATATAATTTAATTAGAAAAAGATTAAATTATGATTTAACTGTATTAGGTATTGCTTGCGTTAAAACTAGTTTTAATAAGTCAAATGGTATTAAAATAGATTATGTAGATCCATCTGATTTAGTTTATTCATATACAGATGATCCTAATTTTGAAGATTTATATTATGTAGGTGAAGTTAAATCAATTAGTTTAACAGAGCTTAAAAAACAGTTTCCTAATTTAACTCCTGCTGATATAGAAGAAATACAAAAATATCCAGGTAACTCTACATATACTAGAAACTTTAATGGAAGATACGATGATCAAACTATTCAAGTATTATATTTTGAATACAAAACATATACTAATCAAGTATTTAAAATAAAAGAAACTGCTTCAGGACTTGAAAAAACCTTAGAAAAACAAGATGTATTTTTAGATGCTCCTGAAACAGATAACTTTAAAAAAGCATATAGATCAATAGAAGTACTATACAGAGGAGCTAAAATACTAGGTCATGAAAAAATGTTAAATTGGATACTATGCCCTAATATGACTAGGCCTAATGCTGATACCACCAGAGTTAATATGAACTACAACATAGTAGCTCCAAGATTATATAAAGGTCGTGTTGAGTCTTTAGTTAGTAGAATTACTACATTTGCTGATATGATACAATTAACACATTTGAAATTACAACAGGTAATGTCAAGAGTAGTTCCTGATGGTGTATTTATGGATGTTGATGGCTTAGCAGAAGTTGATTTAGGTAATGGTACTAATTACAATCCAGCTGAAGCTTTAAATATGTATTTTCAAACTGGTAGTATCGTTGGTAGATCATACACTCAAGATGGTGGCCCCAACCCAGGTAAAGTTCCTATACAAGAGCTTGCGACGTCTAATGGTATGGGTAAAATACAATCATTAATACAAACTTATGAGTATTATTTAAAAATGATTAGAGACGTGACAGGACTCAATGAAGCTAGAGATGGTAGTACTCCAGATAAAAACTCACTAGTAGGTTTACAAAAACTAGCAGCTGCTAACTCTAATACAGCTACTAGACATATATTGCAAGCTAGCTTATATTTAACTTTAAAAACTTGTGAAAATATTTCATTAAGAGCAGCTGATGCTTTAATGTTTCCAATGACTAAACAATCATTAATGCAGAGTATATCTAGATATAATGTAGGAACTATAGAAGAACTTTCTAAGTTAAACATGCATGATTTTGGTATATTTTTAGAATTAGAGCCAGATGAAGAAGAAAAACAATTATTAGAGCAAAATATTCAAATAGCTTTAAAAGCTGGACAAATAGATTTAGAAGACGCTATAGATATAAGAGAGGTTGCTAATTTAAAGTTAGCTAATCAAATGTTAAAAAAGCGTAGAAAAGATAAAGCAGCTAGAGACCAGCAAGCACAACAAGCTAATATACAAGCTCAAGCACAAGCTAATGCTCAAGCAACTGAATCAGCAGCTTTAGCTGAAACACAAAAACAACAAGTGTTAACTGAGCAAAAGATGCAACTTGAAAAAGCTAAGTCTGATTTTGAAATACAAAAAATGGAAAGAGAAGCTCAAGTTAAACAGCAGCTAATGGAATTAGAGTTTAATTACAATATGCAATTAACTCAAGCTCAAGGAAGAGCTAAAATAGATGAAGATAAATTTAAAGAAGATCGTAAAGACGAAAGAACAAAAATACAAGCAACACAACAATCTGAGTTAATAGATCAAAGAAAAAATGATTTATTACCTAAAAACTTTGAGTCTGCCGGTAATGATACTATGGGTGGATTTGGTCTAGAGCAATTTGAGCCTAGATAATTTTTATATTAATTATTATATTATATTATGTCAGAAAAAATAAAAGAAGAAGGTTCTTTTAAGGTTAAGAAAAAACCTGGAAGACCAAGAAAACTTGTTTCACAAGATGAAACATTTAAAGTAGATTTAAATAAAAAAGAAGAAGAAGATGCCGTTGAAGAGCAAAAAACAGATGAGGTATCTGTTCGCGACGGATCCGAAGTTAGCGAAGAAGTTCCTCAAGAAAACAAGCAAGAAGCAATTGAAGAACCTTCCGGAGAAAGTAAAGAAAAAGAAGAAGAAGAAGTAATTACTATAAGTGAAATTACTGAAGAAGAACAACAAACTGAAGAACCAGTAGTAGAACAAACTACTGAACCTGTAGTAGAACAAAGACAACTTCCAGAAAACATAGAAAAATTAGTTAAGTTTATGGAAGACACAGGTGGCACAGTTGAAGACTATGTTAGGATTAATGCTGATTATTCTAATGTAGATGATAATACTTTATTACAAGAGTATTATAAAAGAACTAGACCTCATTTAGATTATGATGAAATTAGCTTTTTAATGGAAGATAATTTTAAATATGATGAAGAGGTTGATGAAGAGCGAGAAATAAGAAAGAAAAAACTCGCTTATAAAGAAGAAATTGCTAAAGCCAAAAACTTTTTGGAGGAAACGAAAAAGAAGTATTACGACGAGATCAAGTTGAGACCGGGCGTTACTCAAGAACAACAAAAAGCAATGGACTTTTTCAATAGATACAACGAAGAACAGAAAATGGTTAAAGAGCAACATGGAAGGTTTAAACAAGGAACCGATAACTTTTTCAACAAAGAATTTAAAGGTTTTAATTTTGATGTTGGAGAGAAGAAGTTTAGGTTTAAAGTTGCTAATACCACAAATGTAGCTAAAAACCAATCTGACTTAACTAATCTTGTTGGGAAGTTCCTGGATAATAAAGGGGAAGTCAAAGATTATGCTGGTTATCATAAAGCCATTTATGCTGCTGAAAACGCTGATACGATAGCTAGTCATTTTTATGAGCAAGGTAAATCCGATGCTATTAAAGAAATGACTGCTAAATCTAAAAATATAACAGAAGACGCTAGGCAAACTGTTGCTAATGCTGGAGATGTTTTTATTAATGGATTAAGAGTAAAAGCGGTGTCAGGAGCAAATAGTTCTAAGTTAAAAATAAAAACAATAAAAAAATAACTTAAACTAAAATTATAAATTATGAGTTTTGCAACGAGTGGAGCATTTCCACCAAGCTTAATTCCAGCTGCTAAAAAGCAAACTTTAGATACAAACTATTTAAAGTTTAACGATGGTGTTGGAGCTGGAAACACTGATACTTTTGCTCAACAATACTTACCAGAATTGTATGAAGCAGAAGTTGAAAGATACGGAAACCGAACTTTACAAGGTTTCTTGAGAATGGTAGGCGCTGAAATGCCTATGTCATCTGATCAAGTAATTTGGTCTGAACAAAATAGACTACATATTTCTTATGATAATTGTACTATTGCTGGTAATACTTCAATTACAGTTCCATTAGAAGCTGGAAAAGAATGTGCTATTAGAAAAGGTGCTACTATTGTGGTTTCTTCTGGTCTAACTACTATAAAAGCTAGAGTAATTACTGTAACTGCTGCTGCCGCTAATGCAGCTACTGTTGGTGTTGAAACATACAAAGTGGCTAACTTGGCTTCTATAGCTAATGCTACAGATGCTAAAGTATTTGTATACGGTTCTGAATTTGCTAAAGGAAGTCAAGGCATGGAACTTGGTGGTGATGGTACTGCAGCTGCTTCTGGAGTTGTAGCTTTACAACCAGATTTTACACAGTTTTCAAATAAGCCAATAATCATTAAAGATTATTACCAAGTAAGTGGATCTGATACTGCTCAAATTGGTTGGGTTGAAGTAGCTACTGAAGCTGGTCAATCAGGATTTTTATGGTATCTAAAAGCTGAATCTGAAACAAGATTACGTTTTGAAGATTACTTAGAAATGGCGATGGTTGAAGCTGAGAAAAAAGGAGGCGGTGGTGTTTCTTTAGAAGGTTCTGAAGGTTTATTTGCTGCTATTGAAGATAGAGGTAATGTATATAATGATTTTGCTGGTGCTGCTGCTCCTGGAGCTGGCGCATTAGGAGATTTTGATACTATCCTTAAGCAATTAGATACACAAGGTGCTATTGAAGAAAACATGCTTTTCTTATCGAGACAAACTGCTCTTGACTTTGACGACATGATCGCTGCTATGAACGGTGCGTACGCTTCTACTGGAGCTGTATCTTACGGTTTATTTAACAACGAAGAAGACATGGCGCTTAACTTTGGTTTCTCTGGTTTTAGAAGAGGTTCTTATGACTTTTATAAAACTGATTGGAAATATCTAAATGATTTTTCAACTAGAGGAAACATTGGTGACATTGACGGTGTATTAATTCCTGCTGGAACATCAACTGTTTATGATCAATTATTAGGTTCAAACATTAGAAGACCTTTCTTACATGTAAGATATAGAGCTTCTGAAGCTGATGACCGAAGAATGAAATCATGGGTTGTAGGTTCTGTAGGAGCTGCTACTACTGGTTTAGACGCAATGCAAATCCATTTCTTATCTGAAAGATTACTTTGTGTACAAGGTGCTAATAACTTCGTGTTATTAAAATCTACTGTATAATTATTAATATTTTAAAGATTAGAAATTATGGGTTTATTAAAAATGTCAAATGCAGCAACTGGAAAAGTAGTTAGCTGTGATAACGTTGTAGATGTAGTATCTGGATCGACTGGTTCTGGTGCTACAGAAGTTATAACGATAGATATATCTTACGGTGTAGCAGTTGATATGGCTGATGGTTCAGGCTCTAAGTCTGCACTATTAAAAGCTGCTATCACTTATGCTGCTCCTGGCGCAGGTAATGAGTATACATCTACTAAAGCAGAGGTAGAAGCTGCATGGCTTAAAGCTATTGCTGATCTATCTGGTGCTACAGGAAGTATGGTCGAAGCTCCAGGGCTTGGTGTAAAAGTAACAGCAACAGGTGCTATTTTAGCAGATGCTGTTCCTACTTTAGTTATCAAGCATAGTGCTGAATTAGCATAACATGCTTATAATAAGATCCCGCTTCGGCGGGGTCTTTTTTAATTATTATATTATATTATATTATGGAAACAAAAGAAAAAACTCCTAAAGTAAAAAAAGATACTTGGGAAATAAAAGATAGGCATTATCATCTATTAAACGATGCTTCGCCTTTAACATTTAGAATAAATTCAAGACACTCAATGAGAAAACCATTGATGTATTTTGACGAAGAAAAAGGCTATAATAGAGAACTTAGGTATGCTACAAATATGAAAAGTCCATTTGTAGACGAGCAAGAAGGTCCTGTAACATTAGGCCATATTGTATTTAAAGATGGTGTACTAACAGTTCCTAAATCAGAAATAGCTTTACAAAAGCTTTTATCTTTATACCATCCTAATAAAGGGTTGTTATACTCTGAAAAAGATGATGTACAAGAAGCTATAGATGAATTAGATTACCTAGAAGTAGAAATAGAAGCTTTAAACGCTGCTAAAACTATGGATATAGATCAAGCAGAAGCAATATTAAGAGTTGAAGCTGGTTCTAGTGTGTCTAATATGAGTTCTAAGGAACTTAAAAGAGATTTATTATTATTTGCTAGATCTAACCCTAGTTTATTCTTAGAGTTAGCTAATGATGAAAACGTTGAACTTAGAAATTTTGGTATTAAAGCTATTGAAGCTAAAATATTAAGTTTATCTCAAGATCAAAGAACATTTAGTTGGGCAAGTAATAATAGAAAACTTATGAACGTTCCATTTGATGAAAATCCTTATTCAGCTTTAGCTGCCTGGTTCAAGACAGATGAAGGTGTTGAAGTATATAAGTCAATAGAGAAAAAGTTCAAATAACAAGTGATTATAATCATTAAGGGGCTGCGATTGGCAGCCTCTTTTTAAAAATATTAAAATGGCAATAAGCGTAGATACTGTATATAAAACTGTATTACTTATTTTAAATAAAGAGCAAAGAGGTTATATGACACCTGATGAATTTAACAAAATAGGTAGTCAAGTACAAAGAGAAATATTTGAGGCTTATTTTGAAGACTTAAATCAACAGCTTCGTGTACCTCAAACTGATATGGACTATGCTAATAGAGTTGCTGTTACTGACGAAAAAATTGCAGAATTTAAAACTGAAAATGACCAAACAGTAGCTGAAAAAACTATTGGCGGTACAAATCCTTTTACAACTCCACCTGAGTTATATAGACTTGGCTCTTTCACTTATGAGCCTACGTCTGGAGATCCTGTTGAAATACAAAGACTTACTAGAGGTGAATATTACAATATAAATAAATCACCATTAACTAAACCATCTAAGTCATTTCCAATATACTTATACGAAGATAATAAAGCTATAGTATATCCAACTACTATAAACTCAGCTTCAGAAGTTAAAATGCAGTATTTAAAAAAGCCAACTGATGTTAAATGGGCTTTTACAACTGGTAGTTTAGGTCAATTAGTTTTTGACTCTGCTAATGCTATTGATTTTGAATTACATAACTCTGAAAGAACTGAGGTAGTATTAAAAGTTTTACTGTATCAAGGTGTAGTAATAAGAGATCCACAAATTGTACAGGTAGCTGCACAAAAAGTACAACAAGAAGAAGTAAACGAAAAATCATAATAAATGGGACTATTAACAGAAACTAACGCTCAATATTATTCTGGCCAACAAGTATTTACTCAACCTAATCCAGTAGTAACTCAAGTATTTAATTGGACTGGAGATACTGATTTAGTAGTAGCTTTAGCTGGTGTTTCTAATGCTAATTTTAAAGTATTAAAAAATGACAATGAATTAGCTTTTACAACTCAATATACTGTTAGTGGTAATTCTATTACCTTAGTAGGAACAGGAGTTAGTGTACCTGGAGACGTTATAGAAATAAAGCTATTACAATTTGCTTTAGATAATAATTATGGTAGTTATGAATATATAAAGTTAGGTGATGTTATTAATAATTTTTTAGTAGCTTATGTTGGTGCTGGTAAATTAATACCAAGTGTTAAAAGAACTGACGTAATGTTCCATGCTAAAAGAGGTTTACAAGAGTTTAGTTATGATACATTAAAAAGTATTAAATCACAGGAGTTAACTATACCTCCTAGTTTGTCTATAGTAATACCGCAAGATTATGTTAACTATGTTAAATGCTCTTGGATAGATGATTCAGGTGCTAAACATATTATATATCCGACTAGGGTTACTTCTAATCCTACAGAGCTACCTATTCAAGCGGATGATGGTGTACCAACTCAAGATGCTCAAGGTGAAAACAACTTAGCAGAACAGTCTATAACAGAAAAAAGATGGAGTGAAATATCATCAACAACTGATAACCAACCTGATGATTATAGAGTGCCAAGAAACGAATTTTTATTAGGTCAAAGATATGGTTTACAACCAGAAGAAGCTCAAGTAAATGGAACTTTTACTATAAACGAAAGAACAGGAACGTTTTCTTTTTCAAATGAATTAGTAGGTAAATTAATAATACTAGAATATATATCTGATAATCTAGCTTATGACGCAGATATGAAAGTACCTAAAATGGCTGAGCAAGCAATGTACATGCATATAGCTTATTCTATATTATCCGGTAGGTCAGGTATTCCAGAATACATCGTAAATAGATTTAAAAGAGATAGATTTTCAGCTCTTAGAAACGCTAAAATACGTTTAAGTAATATTAAAATAGAAGAAATATCCCAAGTGTTTAGAAATAAAGCTAAGTGGATTAAACATTAAGTATGCCAGAAATTAAAAATACTTTTTTAAAGTCTAAGATGAATAAAGACTTAGACGCTAGACTTGTACCTAATGGTGAATATAGAGATGCTCAAAATGTTAGTATTAGTAGATCTGAAGGTTCTGACGTTGGTGCTTTAGAAAACGTGTTAGGTAATACTCAGTTAACAAACTTAAAAGTAGATATAGCAGCTTTAGAAAGACAAAAAGCTACAGATAAGTATGGAACTACTATAAGACCTGGAGAGATAGAGTTTCCAAACTTAGAGATTATTGGCTATTATACTGATACTGCTACTGATAAAATATTTATATTTTTAACTGATTACAGTGACTCATCAAGTAATAGAGTTAGTAATTTCGCTCCAGCTGACTATATAGATACGTCTGGTGGTTTTCCTGGGGTATTTATTTATAAAGGAGCTGGATGCTATATAGTTGAATATAATGTGTTAACTAACACAAAAAGAGTCTTAATAGCTGGTAACTTCCTTAATTTTTCAAAAACACACCCTATAATAAATGTAAACTTACTAGAAGATTTATTGTTTTGGACTGACAATAGGAATCAACCAAGAAAAATAAATTTACAAAAAGCTTTTGATGATAGCTATGAATTTTCTGGAACTAATGATCCTTATTACTATAATGAAGACCACATATCAGTTGCTAAATTTGCACCTGTAGAATCTTTTAGTTTTTTAGATTTATCTGATAATAGTACTTTAATATCTAATTCTGAAGAGTACTTACCAGCTCATATAATAACTAACGCAACGAATTATAATTCAGGTACTGGAGCCT